CTCTCACATCCTCTTATCAGAGATATACCCATAAGATCACCTTCAATGGCAGTGGTATATTTCTTATCAGTGGTACCGCAACCGTTTGTGACCTTCAACTAGAGCGTGGGACCATCGCTACCGACTGGAAACCTTCAATTCTTGACAACGACAAGGCAACAGCCGGTTTCCAGTCAATCAATTATATCGCCAGTGCGATCAAGGATGGTTCTGTGGATATTCTTGGCGGTCTGATATTGGCCAATATGATCCAACTGGGTAATTACAAGAATGGCAAGTTACAGAAGGTCACAGCCGGAGTTAGCGGCATATACAATGACGATGATGATGTGGCATTCTGGGCAGGAGGAAAACTTGAACAGGCGATTCTGACCGTAATGAGGTTCCGTAATGATCCTAATTACCAGCCCACAGATACGGAATGGGCGAATATGGCGAACTTTGTTGCGACTCATGGTGGTGATGTGTTCTTAAGAGGATATATCTATGCTCTAGGTGGTAAGTTCAGAGGTGAAGTCAATGCGGAAAGCGGAATCTTTAAAAATGTAAAGTCACCTAACGGCAATTTTAAAATTGATGAGGATGGCAATATCTGGATAAAGGGAGAGGGAGAGTTTAGTGGTACTGTCAATGTCATATCATCCAATGGTTACAAGATCGTAATATCCCCTGAGGATGAGTATTCCGTACCGTCTATCAGAATGTATGATTATAATGAGGAAGAACTGTTCAGTATCTCCCTACAGTACGGACTTGGAGGGATGATTCCCAGTATTTCCATGTTCGATCCTTCTAGCAGTGATAGATTATATTTCCGCCCGGATAGTATGGTCGCGGAGCAAAAAGGAAGTGACGGTTATATATATCAGACCCAGATAATGGGAGGGCGCATCATTATGGTTAAAGGATCTGAGATTGTATGGGATCAGAACATGTTGCCCAAATAAAGTGAAGTGATATGGAACTGAATACTATTAACAAAACGGGAACTTGGAGTGAGGTGGCAGACCGTCTTAACAACAACTTTAGCAAGACTTCTACCGAAGTGGAAAAAGTCAAGCAGAACGGCATCCGCAACAAGGGGTTGTTCTCTACTCTTGAATTACTGAAAGAGGCTGTTCCATCTCCTGTTGTAGGTGACTGGGCTGTTGTGGGTGACACCATACCGGGTCCTATATATGAATGCAAAACAAAGGGAAAATGGAGTCCTACAGGCACGACAGGAGGTGGCGGAAGTGTTGACTTATCCAGCTACCTGACAGCCGAGGAGATAGACGATGTAACATCAATATTATAGTTATGAGAATTAATTATCAGTCCGATTTTAAGATCATAGAGAAGAACTTGAACGGGGATGTGAATACTCCTTTCCGGTTCACTTACTTCAATCCATTCAAGGGAAAGTTCATAGCCTCCTTTGACGGGCATGAGTATGTGGGTTGCAGCCGCATGGAAGACGGCAACCTGCTTGTCGCTTTTGACAACCCCTGTTTTTCTCCCGGTATGCTGAAGGTAAAACGTGAATACTTCATATCCGATTCCGACTTTCAGGATGGCATCTGCAACCTTGTTTCCGTTGAAGACACAGGAATCGTACTGACTACCGGGAAAACCGATGAAAGCACGGTGGAAATAACATCTTATCCCGATTATGCCGCATATAATTCGATTCAGGCGTTCCCATTGTCGGATAATGAATATGAAGATGTGCTGAGTGATTTTGTACCTCCTTTGCCACCGGAAGAGGAAGAAGAAACAGTTACTAATCTAGAAATATAGGAGATTTATTATGGCAAAAATATATAAGCTGACCAAAGGTAGCCAAACCATTTACCCGGCTACAACAACAGATGCGGTGGTTAATCCGAATACACGCAAAAATCTTACAGCAGAACTTTCCGAGTTTAAAATGGATATTATTAATCAAAAAAAGGGAGAAAATATTATTGATAATTTTGATCAAAGTACGGCCTATATTGTATATGGTAATCAAGGAGAAATAGCATCAAGTATAGAAAAAATCACAAACAATGCGACATTCATAGCAACAAAATTAGAATGTAAAGCCGGAGATAGATTTTTGATTACTGGAAAGTGCGTTTCTGTACAAGCTAGGGCTTATGTTTTTGTTGATGAATCCGATAGGATTTTGTTAAAAGCAAGCCAAACATTTGTTGGGGAAAAATCTGTAATTGAGGCTCCGGAATCTGCCATTACCGCTTACTTTACACTGACAAAATCTGAATCTGTTGAATTTGTAATATTAGACCCGTCAATAGAAGAATTAGATGACAAGATTACTGAGACAAACAAATCCCTTACAAGCTTAGAGGAAGAGGTGTCAAATATTATTATAACCGAAAGCGGGATAGAAGAAGAAATCTACAACAGCGCTTATTTGTCTAAAGATTATATATCAGCTGGAGGCACACTGGGTACCGCTGCAAGATACTGGTCTGTAAGAATACCTGTGGCAAAAGGATTGAGGTATAAACTGGATTCTTCAAATGTCAGTAATCAAACAGTATTTAGAATTGCCAAAACCGTAGAAAGAGAAATAACAGAAGTCTTAATCAATGAGGCTTCACCAGAGACAAAAAATTATGAAATTTATTGTGATGGTTCATTTAATTATATACTTTGGACATTAAGCAATGCCTATGATTTGGAAGGCACTCCAAGTGTCAAGAGAATAGAGGGGGGAGGAAAAAAATTAAGTCCTGATATTCAGATTCCACCTGAATCATTGCCCGGTTTCGAAGATAGTATAAAGGATATAACAGATAGACTTGATGGAGTTGTTTATAAAAGTAATATTATCTATTGTTATGCCGATCAGGAAACGGCAAATCAATTTCAAGCTATTGAAGACGGGGTTAATATATTTGTAGGGTACAATGCCAATGTAAACTCCATTCAGAGAGCTATAAATACCATACCAAGAGATACAGACAAACAATGGTATATTTTTGCTGTAGGGGAGTTCAGGACATCATCATTTAATCATTTTGCAACGGAAGACCCGTTATCGAGAGAATCACAGGAAGATTATGTCTGTTATATAGAAATGGTTGACAGGCAAAATATTCATTTGTTCGGTGTTGGTAATAGGGCTACAAAAATAGTATGTGATATGCCTGACAGTGGTTTCCCAACGCCTGTATCTAATTTACATCCATTGTTGATAAAAAAAACTAGGAATTGCAGCTTTCACAACTTTTATATTTTTGGGAAAAATGTAAGATATACCGTGCATGTTAATGGCATTAAAGAAAGCGAATCTAATAAATTATGGTTTGACAATGTGGAATTCGACAGTGAAAAGAATAATGGAGAGGCTGCGAATAGCTGGCCGTATGGTTCCCAACCAATAGGTATAGATATTGCATCTAACATGAATCTGATTTTTACTAATTGTATAAATCCATGCTTGAGAGGACATTTTGGCAGTATGGGATATGGAAGACATTTTATCCTGTTTAAAGGGTGTTATTTTTACTCCGATGCAACCAATGTGTTGCCCTCGGAAAATATTCCATCCCCCAATAGCTTTATAGATTATAGGTTTATTGGTAACAAGTTTTATGGGCTTTCAACGTTGTTTAATGGTTCCTTAAAAGAATCAGGTGTAAAGATGAAAATTAGTGGATGGGGGAATAGTGTTGTTTATTTTCCCAAACCAACTCTGTATTTTAATGAAATAACGGATATTGCACAGACATATAAAACTGAAAGTTCGATATTAGCCGGTAATTTGGTGAATTCATATGGAGATAAAGCTAATGGTAAAATTGAATCTGTTGCTATGTTCAACAGTTCAGACGGGAAAGTTATTTGTGCCAAAAATATCATGTATGAAATAAATAATATTCTTGTTTCAGAAGATTATCTTCCTAAAGATGGGGACTACTGTAAAGCTGTAGATGGATTATTGGAGAAATCAGAATATCCTACTAATGCTTATGTTTTAGTAAGATCAGGCATAAAGTATTTAATAGTAGAATAACTCGGAAAATTATCAGTAACACTCAAACATATATTATGATACGAGACCTAATCATCAGAATAATGAACTATCTGTCCGTTGAAGTACACCCGGATGCGGAATGGTAAAAGTGGAACAGGATATATGGAGCTTAATACAATAAACAAAACAGGAACTTGGAGCGAAACGGCAGACCGCATCAACAGCAACTTTAGCAAGATCTCCATTGAGGTTGAAGAGATAAAGCAGAACGGCGGTGGCGGCAGTGGTGGCGGAGGCGATGTCACTAACGCCGACCATGCCACATCTGCATACACGCTGGATAAGAATACGCCTGTGCTTGACTGGTTCCTTTCCGCATTGAACGATGATGATGCGCAAGGGATCATTAATTACCTCAAAGGTCTTAAGATAGCCGGGAATCTGATAAACCGCATCGTAAAGCAGGGTGACAAGGATGTCACCTACACCGATGAGGATGTGATGAGCGCATTGCGTGTAATGACTGAGATAGAGAACAGTGAGGAGAAGCTGAAAGAGATATTCTTGCGGAAGAACGTGGCGGATTCCACTAAATTTCTTCTCAGTATGTTTGCCGGTGCTGTTTTCGGAAAGAATGGTTTTGCAAGCGGCTTAACCGGATTCGGAGCCAAGATATTCGATACAGGGCATGGGGAGTTTGAGAGCATGTTTATCCGCCGGTTTCTCGAAGTTCCCGAATTAAGATACAATCGTGTGATGGTCACGCTGGGTGACAAGTGGCGTGCGCCCGGAGCCGGCATTATAGAAACAGTAGATACAGGGACCAAGACATGTACACTTAAGCTGGAAGATGGTGAGATTGGTGCTGTCGCAGTAGGCGATATCTGTATGGGTATCTATCATAACATCACCGGGAACGCTACGGAGGATTATGACGATGGAAAGGGCAACAGACGTTTTGCCGGATTCTGTACAGTCTATTTCACGATTACGGAAGTTACAGGTGAAAGAAACGAAACATTCAAGTACCAGTTGCGCCCCACTTCTTCATCGTGGTCTTCTTCTTTCGACCCTTTTGAGATGATGACTTTCGTGGCATACGGTAGTTTCACTAATACGGAGCGCCAGACCTCAGTCTACGAAACAAGGACTTACACCCGTATGTTGTGGAAACAGAATACATGGGAGATCTCCGCCGCCAATGTTGCCCTACAATATGGCGACCTTTCCAATCTGAATATATTCGGACTGAACATGGACGGTTATTCCATGTATCTGAATAATATATATATGACAGGTATCATCAAGCAGATAAAGCCGGATGGAACGCCTGTACAGCCTTTGAATTTCCGTGAGGAAGGCTATATACCTGACGTACATTATGATTACTACGACAGCTTGTCTTATAACGGAAGCATGTGGGCGTGTATCAATGAGGATGGTTCGTCCTCTGTACCGGGATCTAATGGCGACTGGCTGGAAATTGCGTCTAAAGGTGATACGGGAACACCGGGAGCACCGGGAAAGGACGGTGTGAGCGTGACCAATAGCGGTCCGTGGTATTCCGGCTTGGTAGTTCCCAAGATGGGTGTCGTTTCGATGGGCGGCGGCTCTTATGTAGCCAAGGCATCCACTACCAATCCTCCCTTGTGGTGCTGGACGGATAATGCCGGCAACCGGTTCACGTTCAGCGATGGCGGTTACTGCTTGACGGGTGATGTGAACACTGCCGAATACGATGTATGGGCTGAGAAGGGCGAACCCGGTAAAGACGGTGTGGATGGTAAACCCGGTGAAGATGGCAAGGATGGTGTACAAGGAATACAGGGATGTATCATACGGAATTCTGAATGGACAACCGGGGTGACGTATAGGAATGACGAATCCCTTACGAGTGGCACGAGATATATTGATATCGTGATGGTGAGAAACAATAGTGCGGTAGACGGATGGGATGTGTATAAGTGTATCAAGACGCATACATCCTCATCTTCTATAACCTATACCAATACCACCTATTGGACGGAATTAAGCAATGTTGGTCCTATCTATACCAGCCTGATAATAGCCAAGAATGCCAGTCTTGATTTTGTCCAAGGCAATGAGTTATTGATAAAGGATGCAAACAATAATGTCGTAGCCGGTCTTACAGGAGGAAGCAGCAAGGAAGCCGGTACGACACCTGTAAGGATATGGGCTGGAGGTAAGGTTCCGGGCAGTGCTCCGTTCCGAGTGGATCAGGAAGGGAATCTTGTTGCATCAAAGGCGAATATTACGGGAACAATATCTGCTACGGGTGGAACAATAGGCCCATTTTCCATCTCTTCGTCAAAGCTGTCGTCAAGAACTCTTTATGAGAGTGAGACAAATAAATACGTAGGCTTCAACTTGTCAGCCCAAGAGATTGAGTTTTATAACGAAAGAACGGGTGCAAACGTAAAAATCGGAGGAGATACGAAATATACTCTTGAAGGGTTAAGTCTTGATGCCGGAATTAATATACAGAGTTCAAACGCCTTAATCGGGATGCACATTAAAACCCTAAGTATTCCCCTAATGGTGGAAGGTGGTAACATTTACCTTCATCCGGACACGACTAGTAACACATCTATACATGGACTTGTGCTGAATGCAAGGGTTGTGAATACTAGCGTGACTTTAAACGATAATGATGATATAATATCATTTACCAATTCATCCGATATAACAGTCAAAATGCCTAATCATATATACTATGGAAAGGTATTATTTATGAAGAAATACAGTGGAAATAAAGTGACACTTACGGGCGGCACTTTTGTAAGTTCGAATAGTGCAGCTGAAATTTCGACTTTAGGACTTGACAGAAACAGTATGATGTTCATAGGTGATGCAAGGGGTAATTGGATAATTTATTATTGCGGATAATCAAAATAGCAGGATATTATGAAAATAGATTTTACAAAATTTCCTTGTTACACAGGGATAAAGAAGGATGTCAGGGTTGAGCTGGATATAGCGGAATCATTGGCCAATGCCATATATACCAATGTTTCGGGTATAGCTGCCAGTTCGCTGGCCCATAAGATTTACTCCGGGAAAGGAGAAGTGGAATGCGATGAAAAGGAAATACGTATAATCCGAGACTGTACGCCGTTGTTTTCGGGAGTTTATGCGGATTCCATAAACGATTATTTGGACACAAAAGAAAAGGAGGAACAAGGATGATATTACAAGCAGGTTATGATTGTTATCTGACACAGGCCGAGGATATGCCCCTGTCGGAACGAAGATTTGAAAATCAGGTAGTGATAAACAGCCCTGAGGATGTGGCTGTGTGGAAAGAGATCACATCGAAGCAGAAGGAGCAGATGATTGCCGAAGCATCATTTATTGATGTGGCGGCTATAGACGTTGAAGCACTTGACCGTGTGGATACGCTGCTCAATGATATCTCAGCGAATATCAACAATGCCGGGCTTACTACAGAAGAAGCATTGTCGAAGAAAGACTATTTTCCGGCATGGGAGGATCTGATAGGTACGGAGGTTGATGTGTCGTTCCGGTTCCGTTATGATGGTACACTCTACGAGGTTGTACAGAAACATACACCGCAGGAGGACTGGAAGCCGGGAACGGGTACGGAATCCTTGTACAAGGTTGTGCAGATAGAACACTCCGGTACATTGGATGATCCTATACCTTGGGTACATAACATGGTGCTAGAAGAAGGCAAGTATTACACCGATAAGGAAGTTCTTTATCTCTGTATCCGTGACAGTGGAATAGGCATGGCATTCGATTTGGAAAATCTTGTTTCGGGTGGCTATGTTCAAGTGGTAGAAAATCAAGCAGTAATAAATAATTAAAAAAAAATACGATTATGGCAGATAAAAAATTAAATGAAGTATCGCAGTTGACGGACTTTGATTATGCTTTGGTTGTAAAAGGAAATGACGTGGCAAAAGTTACAAAACAGCAATTAGCTACAATCCTGGGGGGACTGATAGGGATTGCCTCATGCATTAAGGATAAAGGAATGAAGGTAGTGGATGCTAATGAAACCCCAATGAATGAATTTGTTTTTGCATATATTGGTTCTACCAATTTACCTACAGATTCTTCACCGGGAGGTCTATTGACATTGGGATTTATGGACGGATCGAGTATTTGTAAACTTCAGTTTTTTTTCCGACACAATAATGTATTTAAACGTATACAATGGTATAACAATTGGCAAAATTGGACTAAAATCTTAACAGAATAAAGTCCATGATACCGAGCTGGGGGAACTTCTGCAAAATGGAAACTATATAAATCTATCAGCAAACACAGGTTCTCCGGCTTTATATAGGATTGATTTTACGAGAAAT